GAGATGGACACTATGGTCATCAATGACTCGTCTGAGACTGCGACGATACAGGTGGCCGTGGAAAACCGCCTCATTGAGTTTGAGCGCACCCGCGTAAGACGTTACACAGCCGAGGACCAAAAGATTGATTATCCGAATGATAAAGGTCTTGAGTTTGTTGCTGAGATGGCTGAGAAGGAGATTGTTTGGGGACGCGGTCAGGTGACGGCAGGCGGCGGCGGCGGTCGAGGTGGTGGTAATGACACTGATGAAGACGGTAGCAACACGCATCGTCACTAAGGAGCAGATATGGAATTTGCACTAGAAAATTTGGCAAAGGTGCGGCGCGAGATTGAGCCACTGCTTGAGGAGCATTGGAAAGAGATAGCCCTCAACAAAGAAATCATCAAGCTGAACCCTGACTGGGAAGGCTATGCGCGACTCGACGCCATCAATGCGTTACGAATCTACACAGCGCGCAAAGACGACACGCTAGTGGGTTACTTCGTAGTCATCGTTAACAAGTCACTGCACTATCGCGACCATTTGTTTGCTAACAACGACATTATCTTTTTGACCAAGGCCGCTCGCAAAGGCTTAACAGGCGTGAAACTGATTAAGTATGCCATCGACTCACTAGCGGCAGAGGGCATTACAAAGCTACACGTAAACACAAAAGCGCATCAACCCTTCGACGCAATCCTAGAGCGATTGAACTTTGAAGAGATTGAGCGCGTTTACTCTTTAGTATTGAGGTAAGTACATGGCCGTTTCCGCCATTGCAGGGCTAGTATCTGTCGGGTCAGCGATGGTCGCGGCGGGCAAATTCCTTATCGGCTGGAAAGCCGCTTTTGGTGCGTTTGCTTTAGGTGCTGGTTTATCTGCTGTGTCACGTGCGCTCGCACCGAAGCCTAACATCGGCGCGCAGATGCGAGGCATAACGCAGACAACCCGCGAGCCTGCTGGCACCCGCAAAATCATTTACGGCAAAATGCGAGTCGGCGGCAACGTCGTTTTCATCGCTCACTCTGGTAGTGATAACAAGTATCTGCACTTGGCTGTCGTGTTTGCTACGCATTACATCAATAGTTACGAAGAGGTTTGGTTTAACGACAACAAGATTTGGACTGCGTCAGGTGGTTTCCAAGATGACTGGGGTACATACGTCACAATGGACACTACGAAGCTGGGTACGTCAGGGCAATCAGCCTCTAGCCTACTGACGCCTATTACCGAGTGGACAGCAGACCACAAGCTAAGTGGCATTGCCTACATAGCATTTAAGCTGGAATGGAATCAGGACAAGTTTCCGCAGGGCGTCCCTAACATTACAGCGGTCATCAAAGGCAAGCGCGTTTTTGACCCGCGCACGAGTGTCACTGCCTATAGTACAAACCCTGCGCTTTGTTTGCGCGACTACATGCTCGACCAAAGCTATGGGCTGGGCGAAAGCAACGTAAACATCGACTCGACTGCGCTAGAGGCGGCGGCTGACCTTTGCGACGAGCAGGTATCTATAGACGCTGGCGGCACACAAGACCGCTATCAGTGTAACGGCGTTATCGACACCGCAAACCAAATTAAAGCCAACATCGAGCAGTTGCTGGCGTCTATGGGCGGCAAGCTGACATATTCAGGCGGCAAGTATTTTGTAGACGGCGCAGAGTACAAAACACCGACATATACCTTCACAGAAGCAGATTGTATTGGCGACATACAGACGCAGACCAAGCAGTCGCGTAGAGGCATCTACAACGGCGTTAAAGGCATCTTCGTATCTGAGGAGAAGAACTACAAGGTACTAGACTATCCTGCTCAGATTAGCTCTAGCTATGCCACAGAGGACGGCGACCCTCTTTACCTAGATATGCCTCTGCCGTTTGTGACTAATAACTTACAGGCACAACGTCTCGCTAAAATCGCACTGTTGAAGTCACGTCAGCAAGTCGTCATAACAATGGCTGTAAACCTTAAAGGCTTGCAGGTTAAAGTCGGTGACACAATACAGGTCACTAATGACCGCCTTAATTATAGCTCTAAAGTATTTGAGGTCATCGACTACTCATTAGCGTTAGGCACTGACGGCTCATTAGCAGTTAATCTTGTTTGTATTGAGACAGCCTCTGCTATCTACGATTGGACAACCTCAGACGAAGAGGACTTTTTGTCTGGCGGTGAACTGGACTTATACGACGGCAGAACGGTCGCTAATGTCACTAGCCTCACACTGACTGAGATTGGTCTACAAGGCCCAGATGGTGGCGTTAGCTCATCTGTGCAGTTGGCATGGACAGCGCCTGACGACGCCTTTATCGAGTTCTACAAGATACGCTACAACAAGAACGGCACCACTGATTACTTTGAGGTGCAGAGCCGCGAAACTAACGTGCTTATCTCTGGACTCGACATTACCTCTAATTACGATTTCCGTGTACAGGCAGAAAACCTGCTAGGCGTAACTAGCACAGGCACAACATTAAGCAATCAAGCACTAAATGGGGACACGACTGCACCAAGCGCACCAACAGGGGGCGCGGCTACGGGCGGCATACAAACAATCACCGCAGAGTGGACGAATCCTAACGATATAGACTTTAAGCACGTTGAGGTTTTTGTAAACACTAGCGACTCGATACCTGCGTCACCTACTGCTGTAGTAGACGGCGAGGAGTATGTGGTCACTGGCTTGTCAGGCGCTGTGACGCGTTACTTCTGGCTAAAGGCGGTCGATTTCTCTGGCAATAAGTCAGCGGCTACTGCTAGCTTTAACGCTACGTCAGTCGTAGCAACGACGACCGATATTGGTGCAGGCGCTGTTACAACGACAGAAATTGGCGACGACGCTGTTACTGTTACTAAACTAGCCAACGTACTGCAAAGCACTAATTACGTCGCGGGTACTACTGGGTGGGAAATAACGACAGCAGGAAACGTCGAGTTTAGCAACGGAACATTCCGTGGAACGCTTGTTGTCGGCGGGACTACTCTGAGCAGTAATAACACCCTAAATAGCAACCAAAGCGCGACAGACATAACAACAGGAACGCTAGACGCTTCGAGCATTACCGTCACTAATCTTTCTGCTGACAGCATTACAGCAGGAACTTTAAACGCCAACCGCATCAACATTGACGGCGTAACGCTCGATGTAGATGGGTCAGGTCAGCTAATCATTGCGAACGACGGCGTAGGCTCTGCACAGATTGCGAATGGCGCTATTGGGTTAACAGAGTTTGCGTCAGGCATACAGCCAGTGCAGGTGGTCAGCACATTGCCTGCCTCTGCCTCTGAAGGCGACATGGCTTACCTGACAACAGATAACAAGCTCTACCGCTACGATGGCAGTGCATGGATAAAAGCAGTTGATGGGGCCGACGTAACAAGTGGCACATTGCCTGCCGCGTCCATAGTTGCAAACTCAATAACGGCGGGACAAATCTCAGCGGGCGCGATAAACACTGATGAGCTTGCCGCGAACGCCGTGACTGCCGCAAAAATTAGCGCGGGTACAATTACGTTTGATAAGTTGCTTGGCGGTGTTATTGAAAACACTACGGATACCCTTGCCTCGGCAGTTAGCATTTCACCTAGTGATGGCGTATTAACAATTGACAGCGTTACCCTCGGCGCGCCCGACGATACGACACTCGGTCACAAGCCTTTGGTTATCGTTAAGATGGAGTGGAATATTATCGGCTCTAGCAACTGGGACGATGACGGCGGCGATTTGCCAGAGGTAAGGTTTATCGTCAACGACCAGTCAGGCTCTAGTGAGCTTGGGCAGATAGCGAGTTTTTACTACACGCACCATTCGCTTAATGACACCTCAGTCAGCTACGCTAAACATACCGCTGAGATGATTGGCTTTTTCAATACGGCAATTACAGCGGCCAAAACCTTTTATATCAAAGGTGCGGTCACTAACTTTGACGGGCAAGTATCACAAGACAGAATTACCGTGACTGCGTGTGATGTCATTGTTGCGGGGGTACGATGATAGATTGGGACAACATAAGGCGTAAGCGCGATGACCTGTTAGCGCGTAGTGATTGGACGCAGTTAAGTGACAATGGCTTAACAGACGCAAAGCGTACAGAGTGGACGACCTATCGAACAGCATTGCGTGAATTGCCTACAACCTACGCGTCTGCAACAGATAAGTTAGATATCGTATGGCCGACCAAGCCGTCGTGATAAAATGCGCCTTTAGGAGGAATCATGGCTATCAACTTAGTTCAGGGTGACACTGGCCCGCAGATTAAAGTCACCCTTACGCGTAGTGACACAGGCGCTGTCGAAGACTTAACAGGCGCAACAGTTGTTATGCGTTTTAGAAAGAAGCGGTCTACGACTGTACTGTTTAGTCTGTCTAATCAAAGCGGTGACACTGACAAAACTAATGGCATCGCGCTCTTTGCATTCTCGGCAGGTCAGCTAGATTTGGACGAGGGCTACTACGAGGGCGAGGTCGAGGTTGTCGCTAGTGGCGGCACACGTGAGACAGTTTACGAAATCGTAGACTTTTACCTGAGAGAAGACTTTGGGTGAGTGTACGGCGCTTTCTTTCAGGGTCGTTTAGCGCCGCCCGTCTACTAGCTAACACGGTAGGCAAGTCGCTTAGTGCGTCTGTGTCTGCTTCTAGCCTAAAAGCCGCAGAGTCGGTTAGCTACTTACAGGCCACAGCATCGGCCATTGCGCTACGAGCCAAGATAGAGGCGGCATTTTTTGTCCGCTTCTTCTTGCTGTCTGATAGTGCTGGTGTCAGCGATGACCCGACGCTTGATATCACTAAGCCTCAGAGTGATGCGGCAGGCGCAACCGATAGCCACGTATTTACCTACACCAAGGTGGCAGGCGCTACAGAAGGCCAAACGTACTGCGACATCACCTACTTTGAGGAGGATTATGTCCAAGGCCCACAGGTAGACCACATCGAGATAACCGATGTATTTAGCCTGCTAATTACCTATGGCCGCAACCTTACCGAAGACCCTGCACTATCTGACGCCTATGCTTACACTATAACCAAGTCGTTTAGTGAGGCGCTAGGCGGCACTGACCTTAGCACGTTGCTACTGACTAAGCCGTTTAGCAATGCGTTTGGTGTAACTGACACAGACACCCTCGCAATTACCAAGGGACTTTCTGAGTCTCCTGCACTAACTGACAGTCAGACGTTCGACATAAGCATGAGCTTTACCGACCAAGCATTTGTCACTGACGACCTTGATGGCGAGGCGACGGCAGAGGACGACCAAGAAATTCAGTTTGTTAAGACGCGCTCCGATGGCGGTCAATTAACAGATAGCTTTGCAAAGACAGTTAGCTTTGTCCGCTCGTTCACAGAGACGCCTGCGGCCAACGATGACCCATCATTTGACGTTACTAAACCACTGACTGAGGGGCCAAGTGCCAGTGACTCATTCAGCAAGGTCGTAGCATTTAGCCGTGCATTTACAGAGAGTCCGTCAGTAGCAGACAACGACACTCTGAACACAGGCAAGAACTTGAGCGATAATGGCGGTATAATTGACTCTCAAGTTGTACAGTTTACTAAAGCCAGCAGTGACTCAGGGGTTGCGGCTGACTCTGGTAGTTTACGCAGTCAAGGTTACTGCGATTTCACTTACTTTGCCGAGGACTACGTCGGCGCATCGAGGACATTCACATGATGAACGATGGATTAAAACTAAGAGGCGACGTGGCTCTGGTTCTTCGGGACAAAGATGGCAACGTTAAAGATGAGCGCAATATTAAGAACCTTATCGTAGATTCGGGTCTTAACTTTATTTGCGATCT